GGAACAGGTCGATGACTCATTCCCAGATCGTGACCGCACATCGGATGGTTGGATCGGTGATACCCGACACGCTGCTCGCAAGTCTGATCATAATCCAGATGAGCAAGGTTGGGTTCGTGCCATTGACATCGATCGTGACTTATTCAAAGGATCAAAGCCAGACATTATGGGCGATCTTGCAAATCAACTTCGTGCCATATCAAAGTCAAGAGCAGACAACCGTATTGCTTACATCATATTCGATGGACGGATTTGCTCCAAGATCTTCAACTGGAAGTGGCGCAAATACACAGGGGCTAACAAACATATTAAGCACTGCCATGTCTCGTTTAAGAAAACGGCTGACAATGATGGTGCTTTTTTTCAAGTATCTATGTTAGGCGGAGAATAATGAAAGAACTAAAGACAGCAGCAGGATCTTGGGCGAGAGCATTTCTAGTAGCAGTCATTTCCATGGCAGCCGCTGGGGTTTCAGATCCCAAGGCACTTATTGCAGCAGGTCTGGCCTCTGTATTGCCTCCGGTACTGCGTTACCTAAACGCTAACGACACAGCACTAGGCATTAAAAAGTAATGGACGCCCTTAACTGGGCGGCTCTTGCAGTTGCAGTGATCTCAATCGTTACTGGCTTCGCAGGTTCTATTCGCTGGCTAGTAAAGCATTACCTTGCTGAACTAAAGCCTAATGGCGGAAGTTCAATGAATGACAGATTGAATCGACTTGAAGGGCGTGTCGAAACTATAATTACCTTACTAGACAGGTGACAATTATCTCATGGCAAGAAAAGCGACTAAGAATCTAGTTGAGCAAGATTACTCAGCACTCGATGCTTACTGCATCGGCATGTATGAGTTCGCTCAGAGTCTAAAGCGAGCCGGCTTTGATGAGGAAACAGTTCTAGGAATTATCGTAGAGCGTTCTGCTTATCCTGCATGGATCTTGCCTGATCCGATTGAGCCTGAGCGCTTCGGTGATTACGAAGATGAGGATGATGACTAGCACACAGAAGAAACGCTATTTAGTAATTAGCGATCTTCAGATTCCTTTTCATCATGAGCAAGCGGTCAAGAATCTAATTAAGTTAGTCAAGCGTGAGAAGTTTGATCTAGTATTAAACACCGGTGATGAACTGGACATGCAATCGCAGTCAAAGTGGGCTAAAGGTACTCACCTAGAATATGAGGGTCAGTTAGATGCAGACAGAACTCTGGCTCAAAACATCCTCTGGGATCTCGGAACGACTGACATCACTAGATCCAACCACACCGATCGTCTTTACCACACTCTCGTTAGAGGCGCTCCTAGCCTCATCGGACTTCCAGAACTCGACTACTCCAACTTTATGGGCTTCTCTAGCATGGGGATTCGTTTCCACAAAAAACCCTTTGAGTTCCACAGAGGCTGGGTATTAGTTCATGGTGATGAAGGATCGATGAACACCAATGCTGGACTTACAGCCCTAGGCTTAGCGCGTAAGTTTGGTAAGTCCGTAGTCTGTGGACACACGCACAGAGCAGGCATTAGTGCCTTCACAGAGGGCATAGGAGCCTCATACAGGACTTTGTGGGGCTTAGAGGCTGGGAATGTCATGGACAAGAAGAAAGCGTCTTATCTCAAGGCTGGAAGCGCTAATTGGCAGATGAGCGTAGCAGTGATTGAAACTTATGGAGATCGAGTTAGCCCAATGCTTTTACCCATCAATAAGGATGGATCTTTCACCCTTTACGGAAAGTTATACGCGTAAAAATCGTTATCGTTTCGTTACCTAAATGTGCTTGATAATGTCTCTAGCGCATGAGACTCTAATTCTGTAAGCGAACGAGGGCTTCTCTTACAGGAGGTAAAAATGCATATTACATATCAAGACTTTGATTTACTGACAGATAGCGCCATGGGCTGGAAAGGCAATGGCTGGGAAATACAGGCAGATCGTTTTACAGATCGAGTTTCTTTCAAATGGGCAGTATGTTATTGGGTTGAATCACCTGCTAGTCTTATTTTGGCAAGGACATTCTTACAAGACCATGATCATCCTTACGAGCAATCTTATGATCAAAGTATGGAATCATATATTTTGCTTACCAATTACGATGCACACAAATTGGCGGTGTCAGCATGATTGTTAATTCAATTACCATCATAGGCCTTATTGGCTTGTTTCTAGCAACTAACTTTATCTGGTATTGGCAAGGCTTTAAGGACGGCAGACGCGAAGGTTATGTTCGCGGTCGTGACCTAAGCCGCCAAGGGTTCTGGCAAGAATGAAATATCAGGAGATTTTACAGAGTGCCACTGACATTGTTCAAGATCGTGGTCTCAACGATTACGGTCATCCAGCGGATAACATGCAACACGCCGCAATGCTCATCTCAGCATATTTACAAATGCCAGTCACAGACTATCAAGTATGTGCCATTCTTGCCCTTGTTAAACTTGCAAGAGCAAGCACCGGAAACCCAGACAAAGCAGATAATTACATAGACGGAGCCGCATATATCGCTTTAATGGGCCAATTGGCAACTGAGGAGAATGAACTTTATGTTTAATTTATCGGAGTACACAACAGTTCGTGAGCGTTTAATTGAGTTCTGGAAAAGGTATCCAAATGGTCGTATTGAAACTGAAATTCTTGAATGGTCTGATCACCGTTTTATCGTTGCTGCACGCCTTTATCGAGAAACCACAGATGAAAAGCCATTCTCAACTGGTCTTGCAAATGAGGTTATTACGGACAGGGGTGTTAATAAAGATTTTGCTCTGGAAAACGGGGCTACTTCGGCTCTTGGTATCGCATGTGGTCATGCAAACATCGGCATCGACAAACACAAACCAAGCCGAGAAGAAATTAGTAAAGTAGTAGCACAAAAGCCTGTTAAGCCTACGGTTTCAGATGTGCAGGACTATTGGACTACTCCAGTCAATGAATACATGAAGGTAGTGGATGCTCCACAAACTCTGGAGAAAGCAATAGAGAATGTAGCGTCAATAATAGGCACATCCGAGGCAGCAGAAGTGCCTCAATGTAAGCATGGATCTATGGTCTGGAAAACTGGACACAGCACAAAGACTGGCAAGGATTGGGCAGCGTATCAATGTACAGCCCTTGGACACTCCGGCTTTGAAGGTAAATGTCCGGCAGTATGGTATGAACTTAACAGTGCAGGTAAATGGCAACCACAGAAGGCGAGAGTATAATGGGTCATGTAGGAATTAAGATCAATGGTGAATGGCTTGACCTCATGTCAGCCTTCATCGCCTGTCAATTATGTAATGAGCCAGTACAGATAAGAGATCTAGAGGATATATCTTCTGATTCTGTCAATGGCATAGTCACATGGCAATGCGCTAAGTGTAAGGCAGTCAATGGATAGCAAGGAGAATCTATTGCTTGCATTGATCTTATTCCTATTTATTGGTGGCGTGGCAATGGGCTACATGACAGGACTTAATCATTAGCCAAGCAAGAAAGCACAGAGGTTTTCGCACAGAACGCGTAGTCGCACAGTACCTATCGACTGTCTGGCAAGGCGCATGTGTGGGAAGGGGTAGTGGCAAGGATATTGTTAATGTACCGTTTGATGTTGAAGTTAAAGCCCGCGCTGGATTTCAACCGCTTGCATACATTAAACAGTTGAAGGCTCGGACATCCATTTCGGGGGAATTAGGATTCGGGGTTATTCGACTCAATGGTCAGGGTGAAGATGCGCGTGAGTATGCCGCGATCATTAGACTAGAGGATCTATTGCCACTACTCATATTAAAGTACGGTCACATAGACAAAGAACCTACAGAGGCAGACATAGACCGATGCTCTGGATGTGGGTCATACATGATCAGGAGATGCTTAACTTGCCAACCTACGACTACAAATGTGCCCGATGCAATCTTGGTCAAGAAGTCGAACATAGATGGAACAATCGACCAATGATCTTATGTGCCTATTGTAATGAACCAATGGTTAAGTTAATCAGTTCATCTGCCATTCACTTTAAGGGCAAGGGCTTTTATTCAACGGATAAATAATTATCCACAGAAGTTGTCCACAGGGTATAACAAAGGAGTTATTCCAATGCGAAACACCGCTCTGACCAGCACTTATGTAAATAGATTTGACAGTCATGATAACCTAAGTTCGCAGAACGCTTCAAGCGTTCAACTCGCGCCGCTGAAGCGGATAGCGCGAGGGGTGCTACTAGGTTTTGGGCTATCCCTATGCTTTATGCAAGCAGCAGGTTCTACAGATCTAAATGATATAAGCATGACACCTAAACAATATGCTTACTATTCATTGAATGATATTAAACAATATAAATGCATTGCTACCTTGTATGGTAAAGAGTCAGCATGGAATTACAAGGCATATAACAAATCATCTGGCACTGTAGGAATACCACAAGGTAAGAGTGTTTGGCTATTAACTGCCACACCAATACAGCAAGTAGAGTGGGGCTTACGCTATATTAAGGCAAGGCATGGCACACCATGCAGGGCGCTCGATCATTGGAAGAAATACAATTGGCATTAGACAAACTGAATAGTCGTAAGTACCGCGCTCATAAAGAGCGTGTGTTCTTGCGTGATGGTCGGATGTGCAGATATTGTGGATCAGATGAGAACTTACAGATTGATCATATAATTTCTCGTAAGCGAGGGGGCACACATGACCTCGAAAACTTACAGGTCTTATGCCGCGATTGTAACCTGCGTAAATCGAGCAAGGAAGAGGGTGTTTTTTTAGCAGGGAGGGCTAC